TGATTGTTAATTTAGCTGTGTTAGTAAAGTGTTCTTTTTCACTAACTTCTAAGTTGATTGTTTTCATTTGTTTCTTTATTTAAATTTATACACATTGTTTCAATGAACTTAATCATTACTATAATATAAGAACTTTTCTTCAAACTACAAACTATACATAAAAAAAAAGAGAGTATCTCTACTCTCTCTTTCTCAATTTATGTTTAAGTATTAAACTCGAACCAAAAGTTGTACTGGTGTTTCATATGTTGTTTCAAAGTTTCTTCTTCATCAAGTAACATACTTGTAAAGTTTAACTCTTCATCAGTAAACTTACTTAGTAACTTTTTGAACAACGTTTTTACTTTTTGTTCTGTACCTTCTAGTTTGTTCATTGTACTACAAAACGTATGAATCGGTCGACAAACGTACGATAAATCAACATCAGGAAAATTTTCTATGTTAAACTTAGAATCATTTTCTTTGTTATTAACACGTTGTTGTTCTTCGTAAAGTAATTCACGTACACCGTTTAATACTTCGTTAGTTACATAATTTTGTAACTTAGTTTCAAATGTTTGTTTCATTTCTTAATTTTTAATTTATACACTATGTTAAAGAACTTAATCTTATATAATATAATATAGTAATAAATTTTGTAAAAAACAAGTAATTTGTATATTACTTTCTTATAGTGTTATAAGTATAATTTATAAAAAAAAAGAGCAACATTTCTGCTGCTCCTTAATGTAAACTTGTTTTACCTTAGAATGTTTTCGTATTCATTCATTACTTCTACATAATGTTCTTCTTTAAAGTAATCTTGCTCAGAGTAAACTTCTTCAAAAAAGTGAATTAATGAATATTCTTTTAATCTTTCAAAATCATACTTCTTAAACTGATCTTTAGTAAAACGACTTAAAAACGTTTCAAACTTTTGTTTTCTTGTTTCTATATCAAAGTACTTACTGTAAATGTAATCTAACATATCAACAAACACTTCTATAGTAGAAGTACTTTCAAGATGAATTAGTTCACTATTGTCATTGTACTGTTTGTCTAGATAGTTAATTAGATGTTCTGATTTAATAGTAAAATACTGTTCTTCAGAAACTTTTAGTTTTCTTTTATTCATTTTTTTTTATTTAAATTTATACACGTTATTTCAATGAACTTAATCATTATTATAATATAGTAATATATTCTATAAAAATCAAATTATTTCTATATTATTTTCTTATACTACTATAACGAAAACTAATGTGTAACTTCCCGACTTCACTAAACTATTTATAAAATATGAAGAAAAAATTTAATATTTCATTACCAGACTACCTTACCGTTGAGATGTTCAAACAAATTGTAACACATGAAGGGTCAGAAGTCGATAAACTCGTCAATACAATCGGAGCGATGGTTGGACTGGATACTAAGACGGTTAAATCATACCCAGTTGACTTATTAAAAGAGGTATCTGAAGACTTAGAAGCTTTAGCTCTACCTAAAGAACAATTTCAAACGCTTGTAGACTTTAATGGAGTACTATATGGTTATTCCGATATCCATAAAATGAACTTAGGATCATTCGTAGATATGGAAGGATATTGTAAAGATACTAATAATAACTTAGAAAAAATTGCAGCCTTACTTTACCGTCCTGTTACAGCCAATAGATTTGGCAACCTAAAATACCAAATTAAACAAGGTATAAGAGTTGGATTTGAAAAAGGCATTGAAAATCCTTTTGAGTATTATGACATAGAAGACTATGATTCAGAGAAAGTAAAAGAGAATTGGAACAATATGAAAGACTTTCCATCACACATACTCTTAGGAGGACTTAGTTTTTTTTTGGCAGCCGCAAGTCTCTATTTGACAAGTACAGCCTTTTTGAACAAGACGATGTCGACAAGGATGAAGAAGAATCTAGACAAGATGGTACTAACAGGAGTTTCTCCTCTCATTGGGGATGGTGGGCAACCATTCACAGGTTATCAGAATCCGGTATACTATCAATCACCGGGGATACAAGTATAACAGACGTTAACTTTATTACAGTGCTAAACTATTTAGAAATACAGAAAGATATCGATGAAATTAAACAGCGTCAGGAAAGAATAGCAATGTCAAGACAAAAAATAAGATAATATGGCAAAAAGTAAAAAAATTACTACAGAAAAAGAATTAGTCTCTAACATAAAAGAAATGACAGGTGATATAACATTACCAGTCAAAGATGAAATAGAGAGAGAGATGATCTTAGACTTAAGAGCGAAAGGGTTTGATACAAATCGTATTGCAGCTAGACTAGAGATACAAAAAGATATAGTAGAAAAAATATTAAATCAAGAATAATGGATACAATAATAGTAATAGTATTGCTTGTTGGTAGTTTAATCTACAACATGAAACAATACAAAGAATTAAATAGTTCAAAACAACCTGCTAAAAAATCAACGTATAAAAAGAGCTGGGAGAATGGCGGTAAAGCAAAAAAGAACTGGAAAGCTAAAAAATAATGGCACTATACTCACCCAATCGTCTACATAATCTAACCTATCAAGAGATAATCAATCAGTTTTCTGATGCATGTTCTGCTCATGAAGCTATAAATTCTTTTGATACCGGTACTATAGATTTTTTAGATGCCAATGCAGTAAATAAGAAATACCCTTATGTCTATTTAAGACCAATTGTAAGTCAGGGTGTGGTAGATAAGATGAGAGGTTTAACATTTGAATTATATTCAATGGATGTACCTAAACTATCAGATGAGTCGCCAGTAGAAACATTATCTAAGACTGAGATGTATATCTATGACTTAGTGTCGTATTTTGTTCAAGGTCCAGCTAACAGACAACAAATATATAACATCGACATGACTGCTTTAACACCAGTCAATGAAGCTTTTCAAGATAGAGTGTTTGGTTGGGTAGCTAATATAGACGTACTAACTCCATGGAAATGGGATTATTGTGATTTTCCTTCCTAATGAGTATACAAAAAGGATTACAGAGATTTGCTAAGACATGGGTTAAAAACATGCAATCAATAGTTCCTGTAAGAACAGGGACTCTTAAAAGATCAATTAAAAGTGTAGCCAGACCAGCTCCAGTAATTACTATGGAAGGTTATGGACAATTCGTAGATAGTGGACATCGTGCTTTTGGTAAAAAAGGTACAAAGGTTCCACCTAATCCACAACCAGATGGATTTATTAACCCATCAGCAGATAAAACATTTGAAGAAATGGAAGAAGCTTTACCAGAAGAAATCTACAAAGAAGTAGTAGTGGAGTTTGATCAAGTGTTCAATAAATTTAGAAATATAGGATAATGGCTTATACAATTAAAACACAACCAACAACACCTAACGTTACTTATACAAGTTTAATTTATAACGTAAGTAGTAGTAATGCTGTTAACCCTCAATACAACTACATAATGGATGTTTATTTATCTGGTAGTGCTGATAGATTAGCAAGAATAAGACAGTTTCCTAACCCAATTAATGAAGCAGTATTTGATCCATCTAGAATCTTTAACGATAACATCGATTACTCTCTTAACTTTAATACAACAGCACAATTAACTGACAATCATGTTAGAACGTTTAGTGTTGAGTTTGGAGAAGAGTATGGAACTTCTTCGTCATCAAGTTTAGCTGTTACTGCTTCTATTCAAACAGATGTTATAGAAGTATTTCCTGGACAAATAGACCCTAACAATGGAACGTCGTTTAACTATCTTAATTCAGCTTCTGCTGTCATACTATCTGATCGTCCTACTAATACGGTTGAGTATGAGACTGTAAGAGAAAGATTATCAGTATATAATGGTACAGGTTCACCATCTAATATAACTTTTACTTACACATCACCTTCTACTTCTTCAGTAGTACCTATACCGGCTGGTGAATTTTATTTACTTAACTACCCTATAACAGCTCCTAGCACAGGACAAGTCACAGTTGACTTTGGTGGTAATAGTTTTGTAAAAACTTACGAACCAAGATGTAATTACCCAATATACAATTTCTGCTTTATAAATAAGTACGGCATGTGGGATAACTTTTCTACTAACCTACCTGTAAGAGGTAATACAAGTGTAGATAAACAAACATATAATCAATCTTTTGTAGACTATTCATACAGTGGTACTTATAGCTCTACCAGAAGAGGTGAAACAAATTATAATACTAACTTAACAGATAACTTAACAGTATCTACTAATTGGTTGTCTAAAGAAGAAGCAGTGTGGGTATCACAAATGATAGAATCAGATGAAGTGTATTTACAGGTACTTCCAGATAATGCTGGTTTTTTACCAATTGTAATTACTAATGGTTCTTATGTACAAAATACAGGAAGAAAAGATCAAAAGACGTTTATGTATGATATAACGTTTAGATATGCAAATCAAAGAAACGGCAGATAATGGATGTTATACTTAGAGTAGTCTACGATGGTACAACCTATGATTTAGACATAAATCAAGATATACCTTTACGAGTTGATATTTCAAAAGTAGATAACTCTAAGATTGGAGCAGTATATGGAGTGGGTTCTCAAACCTTTGACTTACCAGGTAGTAAAGAAAACAATAAATTTTTTAAACATGCATATAACGTAGGAGCAGATGATGTACCTGCTTTTTATAATACTATAGATGCATATGTAATTTATTTAGGAGAGACACTCTTAGAAGGAGAGTTACAGTTAAATGAAATTATAACCGATGAGAGTGGTTACATAACCTATAAAGTACAAATATACGACACTTCAGTACAGTTTAACACAGCTATAAATGGTCTAGACATTAAAGATGCTGATTGGTCAGCTTATGACCATACATTAACAGCAAACAATATAACAGGTAGTTGGATTAACCAAGGACCTTTAGCAGCACCATATAGTTCTTCTATTTTTTACCCAATAGTTGATTATGGGTTTGATAATCCAGATCAAGCTAATATTATTTACCCTAGAGTTCAGTTTGAAAACATTAGCTCTAGTGTTACACCATTAAACTTTGCTCAGTTTTTACCTGCAATAAGATTAAAAGATACCCTTGATGTTATTTTTGATCAAGTAGGATTTACTTATACTGGTAGTTTTCAACACACAGAAGGTTTTGATGAATTATATATTCTACCTAAACCTAAAGATGAATTAGGAGTTGGAGCAGGGACTTTAAATACTTTTAATGCCAATAAGACATTTTTACAAACAGTAACCTCACCGCAGACAGGAACACCAAATACATTTGCTACTGTAGCATTCCAAAATGAAGTATCTGACCCTGGTGGTAATTATTCCACACCTACTTACACTGTACCTGAAACAGGTCAATATAGTTTTAGTAGTACGGTACATTATGTAAGAGATTACGGTTCAGATACAGTAGTTAGAGAAGGTTTAAAAATAAAGAAGAACGGTCTAGTTGTAGCTAATACTTTTTTTGAAGCAGATAGAAACGATCCTTTAACTGGTAGTTTAGGAGTGTCTTATACTAATCAATCATTAACGGCTACAGACACTATTGAAGTACAGTTTACTTTAGACTACATAAGTGGTACTGATACTATAAATGACGACTATATTATATTCGGTTCAGATAATGGATTTAATACTTTCTTTAGTTCTGATTTAGCTCCTACTACTTTTATTAATGCATCAGTAGATATGTCTCAGCAATGGGAGCCTTTAACTAAAACTTTAGATGTATTAAAAGGTATTATAGATTTATTTAACTTAGTTATTATACCTGTAGATGGGAGTAAGACTGAATTAGAGATACACACGTTTGATGATTGGTTTACTTCTGGTACAAAAGTAGATTGGACTAGTAAGTGGAATGAAGCTGTAAGAAAGTCTATAACTCATCCAGTAATTGAACAACCTAAAAAATTATTATTCCAAAACGTAGAAGATGAAGATAGAATAAGTAAACTAGCTTTAGATAGTGACCCTAACTACCAATATGGTACATTAGAGGTTATAGCTGGTAATACAGTTAGTCAAGGAGAAGAAGAAGTAGGTAGTTATTTTGGACCTACCGTACTAGCTTCACAAACAGAAAGTGGTAGTGCTAATTTAATATTTGACCAAGGAAATGATTTCTTCTTTCCTCATTTATATAAATTTGAAAACTCAGAACAAGAGGCATATAAGTTTAAACCTAGAGTAGGTTATAGAGTTGGTAATAGTTTACCAGGTACAATATATATTGGTTCAGCAGTTGCTAACATACCTGTTACTGGTGATTATTATACTTTAGCTAACGTTCAAGACCTTAACGTAACTTCTACTACTAAAAATTTACACTTTAACACAACATATACTTCTTATATACCTCAAGGGTATAATATATCTAGTTCTTTGTCTCAGTTTGACTCTAATTGGAAAACTTACATAGATAGTTTATACTGGGAAGATGGTAGAAAAGTGACACTAGATGTAAAGTTTGAACAAAACGAATACAGAGACATAAAGTTAAACGATATAATCTTTATAAAAGATACTCAGTATAGAATAAATAAAATTAAAGGGTTTAATTTAACAGATGATGATATAGCAACAGTAGAGCTGTTAAAACTTTACCCTGCATATGTTAATGTGCAAACACCGGCAGTTGTTCCGCCTACACCAACACCAACACCAGGGCCAACACCAACCCCAACGGCAACACCAACACCTACACCAACACCTACACCAAGTCCGACACCTACTCCGACTCCAACACCGACTCCAACACCGACTCCGGTTTACTATAGTCTTTTAAGGTGTACAGATAGTGCAACTGGATTTAGAACAGGTCAAGAAACAAGTGCAATAGCTTTAAGTGTTAACGATAGAGTTCAGGATGCTTCTTTAGTTAACTATAGAGTATTAGGGACAACTACAACAGGTACATCAGTTGGTAATGTAACAGATACAGGTTTAACAGGATGTCCAGCAGTACCTACTCCTACACCAACACCTACTCCAACTCCAACTCCAACACCTACTCCATTACCATATAGAGTAATATACTTAGGTCCAGGTGTAAGTTCGGCAGATGCTTGTGATGGTTGTCCAGGGCCAACTAATACAACAGCTTACATATCACCAAGTAAGACAATAGCAACATTATCAACTGCTGATTCTATATACAGTAATACTTCACTAACTACTAACTATAACGGTGGATTAAAATGGTATAGTTTAAGTAATACTTTAGGGTTAATAAGTGGTAGTAGAACAGCATTAATAAACGCATCTACAGCTCCAACAAGTAACATAGACGCTTTACAGTCTTGTCCATGTCCAACACCTACTCCTACTCCAACTCCTACTCCAACTCCTGGAACTCAGGAAATATCAGTAGTAGCATGTGGAACAGCAAGTCCTACATATCACGTAGAGGTTAGTGGAGCAACTGGATTAACAGTAGGTTTAGGTATACAATTTAGTTCAGGGGGTACAACAGGAGGATGTCCAACATTTAGTAGTAGTCAATGTTACGAGATTACAGCAGTTAATATAGGATACCACAACTGTCAAGCAGTATTCCATGCAGTAAGTAGTAACTGTGGAGGATTATCTGGGTGTGCTACTCCTACTCCAACACCGACACCGGGTCCTACGCCTACACCAACACCGACTCCAACTCCGACTCCAACTCCGAGTATAATATATAAGAGGTATTTAGATTGTACTGATCCAACTAATATATTAGACGTAAGTGGTCCATTTGGTGCAACATTCCCTAACGTACTTAAAGATGGAGCAGTATGTTATGAATTTAATTCTAACGCAGGTAGTGGTGTTGATGGTTCATATACTTTATATACAGGGTTTGCTACTTGTGTTGCTTGTGCTGGTCCAACACCAACTCCTACACCGACTCCTACTCCTACACCAGTACCATGTAATGCTGTTAATTTACGTTTAGAAGGAACATTAGTAGATCCTGTCGATTGTTCATCTAGTGGTACATTCTATATTAATACAGCTAACTTCTCAACAGCAACAGACTTACACAGAGTAAGTGATTGTACAAGACAAGCATTACCAGGTTACTACTACGAATCTAATTTTTATAGATACTGGGACCCAACATCAGGATTTGGAGCAAGTGGAACTGTAACATGTATATAACATATAAACTAGAAACTATTTAATAGTATGGCAACTAAGACATATAATATCGACATTAACGTTCAAAGTAAGACTTTAGGTCAACTAGAGACTCAGTTGGCTGAGGTTAATGAAGAACTAAAACAGGTTGATAGAAATAGTGAAGCTTTTAAAAACTTAACCACACAAGCTCAAGCTCTTAATAAAGAAATAAATAAAACCAATAAAGAAATTGAAGGTTTTACTATGGAGAAGAAAATAGATGCTGCTAATGGAGCTGCTATGGCATTCTCAGGTACTTTAAATACTGTAGTAGGTAGTTTAGGTTTATTGGGTATAGAATCAGAGAAGTTTGGGGAGTTTGAAAAGAAAGCTGCATCAGCTATTGCTGCTGGTATAGGTATTAAAGATATGACTGAAGGTCTGTCTAAAGTAGGTCCAGCATTTGCTTCAGCAGGTAAGGCTGCAGTTGCATTTGGTAGAACAACTAAAGGAGCATTAATTGCAACCGGAGTAGGTGCATTTGTGGTATTAGTAGGGGTATTAGTAGCAAATTGGGATAACGTTACCAAAGCCATAAAGAAGTTTGGGGAATCCGTACCATTAGTAGGTAAAGCTTTAACATTCCTTACCGATGCATTTAATAAAGTAAAAGAATCTTTAAGAGGAGTTACAGATGCTTTAGGTATAACAATGACTGAAGAAGAGTTATTCCAACAGAGTCAACAAGAGTCTTTAGAGCAAGACATAAGAATAGCTAATGAAAAGCTTGCAATAAGAACTGCTGAAAAAGCAGATATAAGGGAATTATACAATCTTAAGAAAAGTATTTTAGAACAAGAGATAGCTCTTTTACAAATGCAAGAAGATAAAGAAGAAGAGTTTCTTGCAAAACGTACAGAGTTAAGAGTATTAGAAGCAGCAGAAAGAACTAGATTACATGAAGAAGAAATGCTTAGAAGGCAAGAAGAAATGGCTTCTATGGATGAGATTAGTAGTATTACAGCTCAAAAGGCTACTTCAGAAGTTGAGATTACTTCAATGGCAGCTACTGACATTAACAATATACTTGCTAATAAGTTAGCTAAAGATAAAGCAACATCAGATGCATCGGTAGCTATATCAGATGCTGAACAAGAAGAGAAGAGAAAGAATCTTATGCTTACCGGTATTGCATTAGAGACGTTAAGTAATATAGCAGGTCAAGAAACACAAGCAGGTAAAGCATTAGCATCAGCAGGAGCATTAATAAATACTTATTTAGCAGCTTCAGATGCATTAAAGTCAGTACCGTTTCCATTTAACTTTGTAGCTGCAGCAGCAGTTGTAGCAAATGGTTTAGCCACTGTTAAAAGAATTAACGAAACAGAAGTACCAGGAGAGAGCGGAGGAGGTATGGCGTCGGCATCACCTACTTCTTTCGTTGCTCCTAATACACAAGACTTACAAGCAGCTCAATCTGTAGCACCTAATATAGCTCCAGCAACACCAATGGTACAGGCTTATGTGGTAGCAGGAGATACTAGATCAGCTGATGAAGCAGAGGCTAAAATACAAACTAGGAGAACCTTTGGGTCCTAAAACTATTTAATAATATGAAAATTGTAGAATTACTTATAGACGAATTAGATAAATTATCAGGTTTTGATGCTGTAGCGTTAGTAGAACAACCAGCTATTGAATCAGATTTTTATGCATTTAAAAACCAAGACTTAGAAGACATAATTACTTTTGAGTTAATTAAACAGGCAATGTCAGAAAACTTTGAAGGGTTTGACAACCATCCAACAGAGTCTTATTCTAACCATGATTTACACTTTGACGTCTCTGTTATTAAAACAGATGAAGGTAATAAGTATATTATGAATGGAGAGTTAACACCAGATTTACATTTAGTTACCGGTAATACCTACTGTTTCGATCAAAGTAATCCTACTAACGACACACACAATATAAGAATCAGTCTTACTAAAGACGGTACTTGGGGTGGAGGAAAAGAATTTAATAAGGGTGTAGCTGTAATGGGTGATAAGTTATACTTACAAATAACTGACTCTACTCCAAAAGAATTGTACTACTACTGTGTTAATCATGCAGGTATGGCTAATGATGCAAGAATATATGTAGATACAGAACAAAGAGAAAACTTTGCAAGCTATACAGACTATCCTCAAGGAGCTACAAACAATGCTAAAAGAGCATTAAAGTATGCAGAAAAAGAAGGATGGGGATCTTGTGGTACACCAGTAGGTAAAGCTAGAGCTAATCAATTAGCAAAAAGAGAGCCAATATCAGAAGATACTATTTCAAGAATGGCATCATTTGAAAGACACAGAAGAAATTCAGATACTCCTTATGGTGAAGGGTGTGGTAAATTAATGTGGGATGCATGGGGTGGAGATTCAGGCATAGCATGGGCTCAGAGAAAGTTAAAACAAATTCGTAAAGAAGAACAGTCAAAGCAAAATATCTTTCAGGAGAGCTTCTCTATTACAGGTAAAAACGATGCATATAAGTTTGCTTTAGATACAGATGAAATGAGAGTTACAGGTGCATTAATGGTACCAGACAAGCTTATAAAAAGATACGATCAAGAAGGTAATGAATACTTTGTTTATTTTTCTAAAAATACAATTAAGCAGATAGCTGATAAGATGATGAAGAATAAATTACTTGATAAAATGAATTTAGAACACGATCCAAATCAACCGGTAGAAGGGTTTATGACCGAAACGTGGATTGTTGAAGATAGTATGAAAGATAAATCTAGATCTTATGGTTTTGATTTCCCAGAAGGAACATGGGTTGGTACTTACCAAATAGAGAATGAAGACATATGGGAGTTAGTAAAAAATAAAACAGTAAAAGGTTTCAGTATTGAAGGTTTCTTTTCTGATAAACTAATACAAGCTAAAAAAGCTTAATATATATATATATATGAACCCATATACAACTTCTGAGTATGAACTAGCAGGATTCTTTTCCTCTGGTTTAATAGGATTTTTACACTTTCAAGACTTAATAATGGCAATACTTTTAGGTTTCTTCGGAGCTTTAGGAGCATGGTGCTTCCAACGTATTGTAAATAAAATAAAAAAGGGCAAAGACCAATAAAACCTTTTCGTCCGTAACAGTGTCTTTACCCCTTCTTTTAAAAGTACATATAACTATGTGAACAGCATAACTAGTTAGTACTTTTTTTGCTAGAGTGTATAAATCTAGTTGTATGTATTTGGTTTAGCATAGGATTAAGTCTTTTAATCCATTTTTTTTCTGCATCTAACCTATCTCTTTTATCGTTTTGTTCCTCTAAAACGAACCAAGTTATTATTTTAGCTCCTTTATGTCCAACATTACCTGGTTGTTGACCTCTATGCTGTAAAACTCTGGAGGTAATCTTATCTGAAGCACCTACATATAATCCTTTAGTGGTAATAAGTAAGTAAACTCCTTTTTTTTGTCTCTTCCAATAATCTTTCTGAGCTTTATAAGCAGCTACATTCCATCTTTTAGGGTTATCTTTTCTCCATTTAGCTGAGGTATGTTTAGTCATCTTGTTATAGTGACATTTTCTACAGTAGGTATAAGTATACTTTTTTAAAGTTCTTTTGTTTATAATTGTATAAAAGTCTTCAATTGGTAACTCTTTACTACACTTAGTACATTCTCTAGTATTCATCTGGACTGAGATTATGATCGTTTGCTATCTTAACAACGATGTCGTATTGACCTATTGTTAACGTATCATAACCATTGTTCAGTAAGTTTTCTAAGAAAGAAGTATTACTATTATTAGCTTTCTGTAATTGTATAAGCTTACTAATTAACTTACTATCTTTATCAACTAATTTTACTTCTTTATTTGTATTAACTACTTCTTTAGTACTATCTAAACTATCTTTTAACTGTTTAATTATACCTTCTATAGTAGTTAACTTGTTAAGTATTGTTTCTTTGTTCATATTATTCTTTTTGGTTAACATTTATTATATATTAATAATATAGCTAGAAAATACCAAACCGCCAAATAAAATATACCTTTTTACGAATAATGTACCAAACACATAGGTTTTAGTACGGATTCAATAAAAATATGTATATAGTTGATTCTTTGAGTAAAATTCCTTACCTTATTGGTAATAAGTGTATAATTATATATAAAGAAGAGTATGAGTAGAGATAAAGAGGATAGAGAGTTAACTTGGAAAGAGTTTGAAGAAAGATTAGATATAGTCTTTGAAGAAATAAAAAACCTTATAGAGGATACCTATGGCAGATAAAATATTTATACAGATTCCATCATACAGGGATCCTGAACTTATACCCACAATAGAAGATTGTTTAGAAAAAGCTAAATACCCAGAAAGATTAACTTTTGGTATTTGTTGGCAACACCATAAAGAAGACGAGTGGGATAACTTAGACAGGTATAAAGACAATCCAAACTTTACAATTATAGACATACCATGGGATGAAAGTAAAGGATTATGTTGGGCAAGAGCATCTATTCAAAAACTATGGAAAGGTGAGAAGTATACTTTACAGCTTGACTCACATCATAGGTTCTTACAGGATTGGGATGTAGAGTTAATAGAAATGATGAAGTTAACAGGTTCAGAAAAACCTATAATAACTTCTTATGCTGGAATGTATGACCCTAAGAACAATGTAAAGTTAAATCAAGACCCATATAAGATGGTAGCTAAACGTTTTACAGCAGGAGGTACTATTTTATTTTTTCCAGAATCAATACCAAACCATACCTTATTAACTAAACCAATACCGGGTAGATTTGTAAGTGGTCACTTTTACTTTACTTTAGGTATACACTGTAAGGAATACAAATATGATCCAGACTTATATTTTGCTGGTGATGAAATAAGTCTATCTATTAGGTCTTTTACTTTAGGTTATGATATATTTCATCCACATAAGACAGTGGTATGGCATGAATATACAAGAGAGGGTAGAGTTAAACATTGGGATGACCATATATCAGAAAAAGTAGAACAAATATGGACTGATAGAAACAATATTAGTCTTAAAAGGTTAAGACAAATGCTACAGGAAGAAGATAATGGAACAGATATTGGTGAGTATGGATTAGGTAGTGTAAGAACTCATAGAGAGTATGAAAATTATGCTGGTATAGACTTTGCTAATAGAGTATTGCATGAAAGAACAATTAAAGGTGAGACACCTCCTATAACACATGACAACGATGTTGAATGGAGAACCGTTAAACCACAAGACTACACTTTAGAGGTAGATTGGACTGAACATTGGCCTAAATTAAAATCTCAGACGAGTTGTACTTGCAACTTTGATTTTATTTACTTAGGTATAGAAAATAAAAATAACCAACTCTTACATAGACAAGATTTAACTAAAGAAGACTTTTTGAATGGTATCAATACTAAAACTACTCTTAAGTTTACAGCATTTAGTGAACCTTATAAAGTAGTATTATGGCCTCACAAGAAAGATGGAGAATGGTTACAACGTATAGACTTTGATTTACCAGCTTAGAATTGAACTTAGGTGATCAAATAATAGCATTTGCAACAGGCAAGAGAGTATTTAACAAAGAACTTCAGAAGTTATACAACTACAAATACGAGTTTGATGTTTCTTCTAGACCAACCATACAACCTATAAACTATAAGTACAAACCATCTATTTTTAAAGGTAAATACCTAACTTACCAGTTTGATAAAAGTTTTAAACAAAGAACCTGGTGTAAAGAACACATATTTGACAATAGACAACTACAAGCTATATACAAGTACTACGAATCTCAAGGTTATAAAATGGTGGACATAGGTAATAACAAGTATTCGTTAACAGAAACTGCTGATATTATAAACAGTTCAGAAGGACATATAGGTTTATGTAGTGGAATGGGTTGGTTTTCTTTAGCTTGTGGTAAAAAACCTGTAGTATGGTACTCAACTAACACTAACTGTAAGTATTTAACAAGTTTTAAGCAGTGGTGGTTACATAATAATGCTATCGTTAAGTATTTTGATGAAAATTTTAATATAACAAATTGTAATATAGCTATAGATGGAAAAAAGTACAATTATACTGGTAGGTAATGGACCTTCTTTGTTAGACAATAAGAACGGTAGTAAAATAGATAGTTTTGACACAGTATTAAGGTTTAATTTATACAATACCGATAAACATTCTGAATATACCGGAGTTAAGACTAATATATGGTTTACAGTATCTAATGTAAGAATAACAAAAAGGAAAGTAGATGAGGTTTACTTTCATGGCTGGTATAAAGATAAAGAAACCCACCCATACTATTTAAAACTACAAGAGTACTTTGACAACACTAAAGTAATCAGTGATGACCTATTGACAGAAATGAGAAGACATTTTGATACAAAATACGGTATGTTTAGTACCGGTATGATTGCTATATATGTTATGTTAAAGCAATATAAGCAAATAACCCTAACAGGTTTTGACTGGTGGAATAAAGAATATAAATTACACCATTACTTCGATTCTAATGAACCTCAGTTTAAAGAAGTTAAAGGGAATGGACATCAACCAAGTTTAGAAAAACAATTTATAAACTCATTTGGTGATAGAATAAAATGGTTATAATACACTGTATATATTCTATTTAGGGTCAAGCCTATTTATTTTTATAGGAAATTACTTTTAACCCTAAAAATCTTTTAATATGAACAAAGATCAATTAAAGGAGCTTGTAAAAAAGTATTTTTCACTTACCGAAATGACTGAAACGGAAAACTCTTCAGAGGAAAATCAAAACTTTGATTCAGCTACTTTAGTAGACGGAACAAAAATTACAAACAAGAAGGACTCTTCTTTCGCTGTTGGTGATGAATTGTACGTTATTACAGAAGCAGGAGAAGAAGTATTGGCTCCATCTGGCGAACATACTACTGAAAGTGGTATAACTGTAACAGTAGACGGTGAAGGAAAAATCACTGGAATAGCTCGCCCAGACGGTGATGATTCTGGTTCATTAGCAGAACACGAAGAAGAAATGTCTTCAGAAGAAGCTACTGAATTATCAGAAGAATCAACAAAAGAGGTTAAGTTAGACGAAGATGAAATTATCAATGAAGAAATCGTAGAGATGGATATCAAAGAAGAAATCATTGAAGCTATCATGACTGAAGTAGGACCTGCAATAGAGGAACTACGCAAAAAAATGACTGAGCACGAAGATATGTTGACAGAACACGAGGAAAAAATGACAGAGTACATGAGTGCTCCATCATCTAAACCGACTGCAGAATCAAGATATGCTAAGTCTAGAAATAACTTCGAAAAACCTAAAGCAGTGTACAATCAAAAGAGGTACGAAAAAGCTTTATTTAAATTAACAAACTCTAAAAATCAATAATTATGGCACTAGATGTATCAGCATTAAATGACTTTAATAATGAGTTAGCAGGTAAATTAGTCTTAGACTCAGTTTATACTGGTAACACAGCAGAGTACGTTAGCGTTCAGGAAGGCATCAAATTTCAAGAGCCTCTTAATCTTGTATCAGTAGCACCTTACTTCCAAGGAGGTAACGCCGTTTCAACTGCTTCAGGATCAGCTGACTTTACTCAAAGAAACATAACAGTTACTAAAAGAACTGCTTATGACGCATGGAACTTGCAACTTCTTACTGAGAAGTATACAGGTAAAGCTTTCTTACCAGAAGGCTCTTACGAAGACACAATGACAATCTTAACAGAGATGTCAAGTGATCTAGTAAAAAAATCACAACAAAATAACGATGACTTCTTATGGAACTCAATTAGTGGATCTACATTCGCTAACTCTACAGTAACACCACAAGCAGATGGATTCAAGAAATTAATTTCAGGGTCTACTTCAGGTGTAAATGTAGCAACAGGTATTGGAGCAGATGCAATTGTAGCAGTTACAGCATACTCTCAGATAGCTAAAATGTTAGAATCAGTAGATGTAAACGTACTAGATGCTCCAGACCTAACAGTATGGTGTGGTACTTCAGTATTCCAAAGAATAATTCACGGATTAACTACTCAAAACTTATTCCACTTCGATCCTACAACAGTAGCAACAAGAGGAGGTTTTTATGAAGTCCCATTACCAGGATATCCAAATATAAAAATAATTGGAACTTATGGTTTAAGATCTTCAGAAAGAGTAATAATCGGCCCAGCATCTGATATGGTAGTAGGAACAGATTTATCTTCTGATACTACAAACTTCCAAATGTGGTACGATATCAATGGAGACGCATTGAAATATAGATTAAGAAACAAGTTAGGAGTTCAAGTAGGACACCCAGCATACTTCGTATCTAACGACCAAGCGTAAGTAGAAGCTTTATACAGTATATGGGGTTTTAATTAACCCCTAATACTTTTTTTTAACCTTTAAAAAATAACATTATGGCATGTAATTTAAGTAGCGGATTTTCTTTAGGATGTCGCGACAATATTGGCGGCATAAAAAACTTATACATATTATCTGGATCAGTATCTAGTGTTACAGCATCATCTGGTGCTATTAGTAACATAGCAGGTACAGGTACTTTCTTTAAGTTTGAGCTACCAAGAAACGTCGGTGACTTTACAGAGACTCCAACACCAAGTCTAGAAAATGGCACAGTTTTTTATTCTCAGGTAACAAATTTAGCTATGCATAAGTTACAAGCTTCTATAAGAAATCAAGTAAAAGTATTAGTTCAAAACCCTGATCTAAAGATTGTTGTTGAAACAAACAACGGTACAGACGATTATGTAGGACAATTCTTTTATGTAGGAAGATACAGAGGAAGCACTGTAACAGGTGGAACAGGTGGAACCGGAACAGCAATGGGAGATGCAAATCAATATGCATTAACTTTTGAAGCAATGGAACCTAACCCAGCAGAAGAGATTACCACTACTGGTAATTTAACTGATGCGTTAACTACTATCACAGTTAGCTAAACTGAATAAGAATAAGGGTTGGTTTAATTATCAACCCCTATTTTATTAATTTAAAGATATGTTAAACATATACCCTACTGAAGCAACAGGAAGTGTTGCAATATGGCCAGCAACTGGTAGTCGTACTGGTGCTAACTATAAACTAGAGCTAATCAATGACATGAATATGAATTCATCGTCATTTTCTTTGTCTCTAACAAACACTCCTAATAACCTAAGTGAGTATATGCAGTTAGATTATCTTTCAGGCTCTGCAGGTATACCAAGTGCTAGCGGTTTATATAGTTATAACTTAAAAGCAGATATAGCAGCAGGTCAATTAAAATGGACTGAAGCTTCTAATTTATGGACAGCTATTCAAAGTCAATGGACTAATGTTACAACAGCAAGTGGAATATTTGAAACAATAGACAGTGGTAGAGCATTTGTATATGGAACTAATGATCCAGAGTTTACAGAAAACATTACCTCAAATGAAAATGGTACATATATAACTTACTATTCATAAAATGGCAGATACTAATAAATTTAATTTTACAAAAATTAATAACTCCAAGTTAAGAGAATTTAACCATAAGGAGTATAAAAAAGATAAAAACGAGAAGTTCGTAAAAAATGGAGACGATAATATGTTTCCACAACACTTAATTGAAATGTATAATAAAAGTTCTGTTAACGCAGCTTGTATTAATGCTATAGTTGAAGGTATTATAGGACAAGGGTTAACAGCTAACGATGAATTATACTTAGAGAGAGCTAATTCAGCTGGTGAAAGTTGGAATGACTTATTCACTAAATGTTCTCTAGATTTTAAACTCCACGGTTCGTTCGCCATGGAAATAGTTTACAGTAATGACAGAACTAGGCTAGAAGCTTATCATGTTGACTTTAGTTATTTAAGAGCTAAAGAAAAGAATAAGTACGGCCACATCCCTGGTTATTTTATCTCAGAAGAATGGGACAGAAAAAATAGATTTTCAGGTATTGTTTATAAAAGCGAGGATAATATGGACTATCTGCCAGCGTACAATCCCGATAAAAAACAAGAAGAACCTCATCAAATCTATGTTCACAGAGACTACAGACCAGGGCAATCTTACTATCCTCTACCGGACTACGTAGGAGCATTAAGAATTATCGAACTAGATACCTCTATTGATGACTTTCACGTAAACAATATTAAGAATGGTTTAGCACCATCACTTAGTATTACCACTTTTACAAATGGTACTCCGGATCAATTAAGAGAGATAGAACAACAACTATTAGCAAATTATGGTGGTACTAACAATGCAGGTTCACTTATGTATATTGATGTACCAGAAAAAGAAATGGCACCAGTAATAACTCCAATACCTCAAAATGGAGCAGATGGTTATTATACAACCATTAATGATTTAGTAATGCAGAAGATTTTAACTGCACACAGAATTACTAGTCCAATGCTATTAGGTATCAAAACAGAAGGACAACTTGGAGGAAGAGCAGAGTTAATAGATGCTAATTTATTATTCATGAATTTAGTTATCTTACCTTTCCAGCAAGACCTATTAGGCTGTTTTGAAATGATAATGTCATTTAACTATCCTGATGTAGTATTAGGTATAGAGCAAAAAAGATTACTAGAAGATGGAGTACAGGATCAAGAAGTAATCGTTGGAACAGACACAACAGATGCAGAAGAAGAAGCAGTAAGTGAAGAAAACGTCACTGATACTGACACAGAAGGTGAACCTTTATTAGCTTAAATCTATTTAATAGTATGACAACCACCTTTTTAATTTCAGAAGCAAAAATAAGAAGCTTTACTAGCTTGAATGATGCTGTTGATTCAGCACTTATAAAGAACTGTATAAGAACAGCTCAAGATGTATGGCTACAAAATATAATTGGTACCGTACTCTACAATAAACTTATATCTGATGTTGATGCAGGTACGTTAACAGGTAACTATAAAGGATTAGTAGATGACTACATACAAGACTTTTTATTGTATGCAGCTTATTACGAAACTTTAGAAGAGATTTACCTAAGACCAAGAAACAATGGTTTACTAAGACCTAATGGAGGAGAGAACTCTGACCCAGTTGAAAGAGATCTTTATGATATGAAAAGACAAAGTCTTAGAAACAAAATGGACTATTACAGTCAAAGACTAACAGAATACATCTTAGAGGAAGATAATCTATTCCCAGAGTTATCACAAGATACTAAATTATACCAACAACTACCAGACTATACTAATAAGTATAAAAATCCATTTGTGATGAGAGGTAGTTACTATTTAGATTTTGCTAGAGAGTACGGAATTAGAACATACGATACAAGATACAAACAATACCCTCAATAATGGCAGCAGATTTTAACTTAACCAATCAGTACATATCAGCAAGTTTTGACAACCTTATGCAAAACTCTGGTAGTATACCAGTTAATGGATTAGGAACACAAATTAGTAACCTAACAGTTACTTCTTCTTATGCAACTACAGCATCTTTTGCTTTAAATTCAGAAGCACAAGTAAGTGCATCTTATGCTAATAGAGCAGGAGTAGCAGATGCAGTAAGTGGTAGTAATGTAGTAGGTAACGTTGCAACAGCTTCTTTTGCTTTAACTGCCTCAGTAGTATTAGGAACCATAACATCAGCTTCATATGCAATAAGTGCTTCACAAGCTGAATTATCTAATAATGCAATAAATGCTACTTCAGCAAGTCATGCTATTATAGCTAACAGTGCTTTAACAGCAACTTCTGCAAGTCATGCATTAGTAAGTAATACTTCAATAAGTGCTTCACATGCTTTACAGGCAAATAATGCTACAACTGCAACTACTGCAACAACAGCTTCTTATGTAACAACAGCTCAAACAGCATCATATGTAGCAGCTGCTAATATAAACGGAACAGTAGCAACAGCAACTAGTGCATCACATGCATTGAGAGCAGATATAAGTGATAATGTAGCTTCTACTGCAAGATTAAATGTAACTGATATAACTGCAAGTAATGCAACATTTACTTCAGCTTCAATTGGGTATTTAAAAACAGTAACAGGTTCAGCAACAATCATAGGAGACGAATACATTATTTTAAATGCAGATTCACCTACTAAAAGATTTGCTGGAATAAAAGTATACGATAGTGGATCTGGTTTAACAGGGTCGTTTGAATGGGATAGTGTAGATGATAACTGGATACAAGTCGAAACAGGAGGAACATCAGCAGGTATGCTTACAGGTATATCTGGTAGTAAAGGATCAGAAGCTTATCCTTCTAACAATACAATATTAAAAGGTACAGGTAACCATACAGTACAAAATTCTATTATAACAGATAATGGAACATTAGTACAGGTAACAGGTAATGTATCAGCATCAGCATTCTTAGGTGATGGTTCAGGCTTAACAAATATTTCACCAGCCTCATCTTCTTATGCATTAAGTGCATCATTTGCACAAACAGCATCTTATGTAAATCCATTAACCCAAGATGTACAGATAACTGGTAGTTTAATCGTTAGTAGAAGTAGTGGTCAAGCATTAACTTCAGATGGTAACTTTACTGCTAATTTATTTACACCTTCAGCATTTTCAGAACATAAAATACTTACAGCACCAGCATTTACTAAAACAGTAGGTGTAACAGAAACATATAATATCAACCAAATGGTTTACCAAAACTATGCATTTGGTTCAGGTCATTATGAAAATAACTGGATGGTATCTCAATGGGATAGTTCAGGTTTCAACTACGGTATGGACATGTTAATGGGTGCTACAAGAATTAATGCTAATGTAGTTGCAAGTGGTAGTGGAGCTGCTGCAGGAAGAAATGCTGCTTTCTCAGTATTAGATGATACACCAAACCATGCAGACGGAGCAGGAGATGCAGTAGCAAGGTATTATGGTAGAACGATGGAGCTTGGTTTATATAACAGTGAAACGATTGTTATAGGTAACAACATTAAAGCACCTAGTGGATATACAACTGCAAACACTCACTTAACTGCAAGAGACCAAATAATAATTGGTTCAGCACAAGGAGCATCTTATCCTTATAAAGGAGGTACAAGAGCATGGGACGGTACTAGTAGTCCTACGAAAGATATAAACTTCTATTATACAGGATCAGCTAACTTTATACAGACAGGTTCAGCAACTGGACCAGCAGTAAAAATAACTGGTTCGTTAAACATAACAGGAAGTGGGTTAAATGAATCTACAATAATAGGTAACCTTAAACAAACATTCCCATCACCGGGTAATAATCAATCAGTAGGATTAGTAGAATTATCTGGGACTAACACTATAGGAGGTAAAAACTATACCAATAAAAACTTCTTTGTAGCAGACTTTAACACATTTGGAGAACAATTTAGAGATTACTACTCAATAGAGTACTACGATAGCTTTGCATATAATTATGGTACAGAGTTAAACATAAACGGTAAAGCTACAAGATTAGCATTACAGGCTTCTGGTTCAGGAACTGGGTTTAATGCAGCAAGAGCAGCTAACTTTACTTTAAGAGATAATTATGATGGTACAGGAGACGTTAGATTAGTTGCAGGAAATGATATAAATACTAAATTTATTTTAGGTAATAGAGGTTTAGAAGTTTCAGGATCTGTTAAAAGCAATATAACTGGTTTAGCTATAGCATCAACTACTGCATCAATGGATTGTCAAGACGGTGATATGTTTGTTTTAACTCTTGCAAATGGAGTAGATACACATTTAGATGCAACAAACGTTCAAGCAGGACAGACAATATCTTTAGAGGTAACCAACAATGCAACAGGAGCTGGTACTTTATCATTTAGTCCAGACTTTAAGTTTGCAGGAGGTACAGCACCAACAGTAACAGCAACAACATCAGCTAAAGATATTATTACATTCCAAGCTTTTGATTCAACATCACTAAACGGAACAGCAGTATTAAATTTAAGTTAACATGGGATTAAGTAAACCATTTGCCTTTATGGGATCATCAGCAGCAGGTGAACTAGTCAATGACGGTTTAGTTCTTTACCTAGATGCAGGAGATACAGCAAGTTACCCAGGAACAGGAACTACGTGGACAGATTTAAGTAGTACTGCACAAAACTTTACACTTAATGGATCACCAACACCAGTACATGTATCAGGTGATCAAGGATACTTTACTATGGATGGTAGTAGTCAGTACTTTGCAAATGGAGTTTCTAATGCATATATTACACCTGCATCTTCATCAGTAGAGTGGACTATAGAAACTATTGCAGAGTCTAATACACTATCAGGCTATAGAGGTTTAGCAACAGTATGGCATAGTGGTACTAATCAAGTATGGTGGCATGGTTTATCAGGTGCAACATCAGGAGGTGTACACTGGGCATTAAGAGAGGATCCAGCAACAGGTGGAGATTCAGACTTTTATAACAGTTCAGCTATATATTCTCTTAACACACTTACCCATATGATATGGAAAGTAAATTATACTGCTAAAACATTAAACTGCTGGTTAAACGGTACTCAAGTTATTACAGATGATGCAATAACAGTAGATAGTATGGATACAGCAGGATCAGATTCTTACTTACAGATAGGTAAACAAAATTCAGGTAACTATTGGAGTGGTAAAATAGCAATGGTTAGAATATATAACGAGTATGGATTCACTACAGCAAATGCAGAACAGAACTATGATTACTGGAAAAATACAAGAGGATACGCAATTTAACATTTATTAATTATGAAAACATATACAAGAGAAGAACTTACAAACTTAACATCAGATCAATTTAATGCTTTATCTAAAGCAGAACAAGATGATGTAAGATCACAAGGTAGAGCTTTTTTAGTTGCTGACCAAGGAGACTTAGCATAATATTTAATTCCCATGATTAAATAAAAAAGGATTACTTTCCAAGTTTCAGCCACGGTACAATTCCTTTTTATAGAGCCTTTATGGCTCTTTTTTTTTCTTTTATGGTAAAAGTTGGATAGTTATAATAAAGTTCTTATTTTATAATAAACAATGAAGGAAGATCAAAAAAGAAGATTAGTTACAGAAGAAATTGGTAACATTTACGAACAACTTGTAATTAACTGTAAAAAGACTTGTGGTGCAGGGTACGACAAATGGGGTGAAGACTTATTAGCTATGTGTGTTGAAATGTTCTTAGAAAAGGAAACTGAATACATATATAAAGTTTACACAGATGGTAAGTTAGAAAATTTCTTAACATTTATGATGAGCTTTCAGTTAAAGTCTAGTACCACAAGGTTTTTTCATAGGTATAGAAAGCATATGAGTATGAATAGAGAGTTGTATGACAATATGGCTGTTGAACAACAAAGAGTAGCTAGGAATACTGCCTTTGAAGACGAACAGTCAGAAGTTTACACTTGTATGAAGAAAGTAATAGATAAGTTAAACCCTTATGAAAAGATGTTAGTTAATGAAATAATGATAGAAGGAGCTAGATACAATACAACATCAGAGAAGTATAAGATTAATTACCATTCATTAAAAGGTGACTATAAAAAAGTTCAAATGAAAATAAAAAAATTATGCAAACACCTTATATAATATCTCTAATAGTTAACATAGGACTAATTATGTTAGTTCTCTCGTTAGTTTATCCTCGTTTAATAGCAAGATATAGGAGAAAGAAGAAACAAGGAGAGATACAAGAATACAATAGAGTAAAACGATATGTCAATGAATATTTAGATTCGTTAAGAACTGATGACAATTGATCTATTTAATTTAATAGGATTGGCTTACTTATCAAATATGGTAGTAAGCGAGTTTAAACCAATACAACCTGCTAAGGAGAAGGTAGTCGAGTTTCTTTATACACATTTACCTCCCTTTTCGATCCTTCTTACGTGCAGCAAATGTCTGGCTTTTTGGTTAGGTCTGTTTATATACGTAGACATTTTCCATGCTGCACTAGCAGGTTTCTTTGGTTATTTAGTTAAACACTTAATTGATAGAATAAATTTCTGGTATGAGTGAATGGTTATTAAATGATTTCCCTAAGTATCAAGGTAAGACCTTACGTAGTAGTGTAAAAGATGCTTATACTAAAGCAGAAACGATTATTTCCGGTGTAGTTACGTTACCTGATTGTGATTGTCAATATGGTTCTTATCAAAACAAAATAAATAAGTTATACGAAGAATGGGTTATAAAAAATACAAAGTAAATAAAGGAGACTACATAACAGATAACTACATTAAAGATGTAGAGCATTACCTTTATAATGACTTACCAATAGATAAGTTTTATGAAGATGCTGCTGTGTCAAGGTTTAATCAAAGAGTTATAGAAGGTCTTCTAAAGAAAGGAGAGAAGTATACTAGATTAAAGCATGAAAGAGATCATATAGTACTTACTAGCTTTGGTAGATGTATAAACACTCATTTAGTTAAACAGTTTGCTATGAGGATATCAGCTCATACTTTTCACTTATATGTAACAGGTAAGAAGATTAACTTACCAGAAATATTTAAACAAGAGAGTTGGGAGTATGACTTTCACCAAATAAAAAACAAGTATATAAAAAATAAATGGAAGTATCAAGACACTTCTAAGTATAGTTATTATGCAGGTAAAGCTAAAGAAAAAAGAACTAAGTATAAGTGAGGGGTTATTCACTAGTGTGGTTTATATAAAAGGAGAAAATATACCTTTAGAAGTAGGTAGAGAAGTTACTAAGTTTCTAAAAAACTTTCATTAAAAGTTGTTGTTTCGGTATTTTTTGCCTATCTTATATATAATAACCAAAAAGTATAATATATGAAAATAGCAATAAGTGGAGCTCAATCCACTGGTAAGACAACCTTACTAAACTCAATCAAAAAAGACTTTCGAAGAAATGGTACGTTACCAAAGTACACATTCTTTGATGAGTTAACAAGAAAGATTCACCAAGAAGGTATAAAGATAAATGAAGACGGAGATAATATCACTCAGCTTCTTACACTAAACGTTCACGTAAATAATATAGTTCACCCTAATTTTGTTAGTGATAGAAGTATAATAGATGCAGTTTGTTATACACATTACCTATATTCAGAAGATAAGGTAAGTGAGTGGGTAATGAATTATGCAACTAATGTAATGAAACAGATAGTGTTTCTCTATGATAGAATTTATTATCTACCGAATGAACTACCGATTAAAGATGATGGAGTAAGGAGTAGTAGTGAAACGTTTAGAGACGATATAGTTGAAGCATTTGAATACTATATAGAAGAGTATAACCTACCGGTAATTAAATTAACAGGTACGGTAGCAGAAAGAACTAACCAATTTTATAATACATTATGAACATAGATACATTAAAATATTTTAACAAAGCAAACGAGTACTGGACAGAGAAAGGATATGATAAAGCAGATAATTGTGCAGTCATCAACTATAAAGATAAGTGTTGGTGTTGGATAAGAGAGAGTAAAGACGATAGCAGTCATGTACATATTAGTAGATTCGTATCAGATGAGAAGAAGAAAGGTTTAGGATCTAAGATGGTTTATATATTGAAGGATGGGTATACAAGTATAAGTGCATGGGTTAAACCAGAGTTATTTTCTTTTTATACTAAACATGATTTTGTAGTTCAAGATGATAGTATGGATGAGTATGGTTATTATTATTTAACATTTGATAAATTACATAGGTAAATAGTTGGTATTCTGAAGAAAAGTTCTTATCTTTATTATAATAGATGGGCGTTTAACGACTTAGCGTCCGATCATAAAATTAGGTCGATAAATTAAATTATATTAAATGATATTACAATTAAGTAGTAAACAGAAAGCTGCTATAGAAGCCGGAGCAGTAAAAAGAAACCGACTCATTAGAGCTACTAAACAAGCAGCATCAGGTAAAACCTTACCAGGAGCTAGAAAGCACACTTACATTTACGGACCTGCAGGAATAGGTAAAACTTATCTTTCAGAAACAGCAGTAAAAGATTCAGGTATTATTTGGAGAACAATAACAGGTAATGTTAGTATGTTTGCATTTGCAATCAATCTAGCAGTTATTAAGTATAAGTTTCCAGATCAACCAGTAGTTATTATTATTGATGACTGTGATGAGATACTAAAAGATGCTAAGACTATTAACCAAATGAAAGAGTTATTAGGTAAAGATACTATGTCTTATAATAAAAGGTTTCACCTAAATAGTGTTGGTGAAGAGGGTAGTGATACTTATAATGCAGTTCAAGATTGTATGGTAAACGGTCAAATGGGTTTTACAATAGATTGTAGTAATTTTATATTTGTTATTACTTCTAATGCTAAATTAAATTATGATAAAGACTCAGAAGAGATAGTATTAGGTAATGGAGGTATGGACAATAACAGAAGTATTAGAGCAAGACACTTATCGGCAATACGTAGACGTGTTAACTGTAAAGATTTAGATATGACTATGGAAGAGCAGTGGGGTAACTTAGCTTATGTAGCTCTTAATGAAAACTTATGTGAGGCTTGTGATGAACAAGAGACTATTTTTATACTAGATTATATTTGGAACAATTGGGATAATATGAAAGAGAGAAATATAAGTACGGTAGAGTTTATGGGTAGTATTCTAAAGGAGGAAGGCGCAGATGGAATTAAAGATGCATTTGATGCTGATTTCTTAATAGGTTAATCATGAGTAAATACACACAAGAAGACTTAGATAAGACTCTAGACCAGTTAATGTCAGGGCCGATAGGCCAAAGAAAAGAGTGGCAATGGGATAAGAGTATTTACGGTACTGTTCATTTAAGTTCTAAAGAAATTAGAGCAAAAGCTTCAAAGAAATCAGGTGATACTCAAAGAGGAAAGAAAAGAGGTCCTCGTTCACAAGAAACTATAGATAAACTGTCTAAAGCTCATAAAGGTAGAAAAATGCCTTGGCTTTATACTGAAGAAGTCATGCAAAAAAAAGCTAAGAGTGCAAATAAAGTACGTAAAGCAGTTAGTAAAGCTCAATCAGTAGGTTGTATTATTTCTAAGGACGGTAAAGATATTTACTTTTCAAGTTTTACTAAAGCGGCAGAATTTATAGGTGTTTCAACTGCTAGGGTAGTATGGGTAGCAAAATACGGTAAACCTCATAATAAAACTGGTGGTTATAATGTTAGGTATGCTTAGAGAGGTAGTCATAGAGTAATAACAACTATAGCTTCAGTAATAAGAACAATAGGTAATCCAGTAAAAAGATAGATAGG